CAAAAGATTCTACAATTCCAGTAACATTACAAATAAGAGAGATGGATAATGGATATCCTACCAAAAAAGTTTTACCATTTGGTAGTGTAACATTAAATCCATCTTCAGTAAATATTGATGCAAGTACAGCTGCTACTGCAACAACATTTACTTTTGATTCACCAATTTATATTGCACCTAATGTAGAATATGCTATGGTATTAATGTCAGATTCACAGGATTATAATGTTTGGATTTCTCGAATGGGAGAAACAGATGTAACTGCTGGAAGATTTATAAACGACCAACCATATCTTGGTGTATTATTTAAATCACAAAACAATTCTACTTGGAGTGCCTTTGATTTTGAAGATTTAAAATTTACTTTATATAGAGCATCATTCACAACTGGAACAAATGGTACTTTAACATTAAATAATGATGCATTATCAACACAAACTTTAAATGCGAATCCTATTGAAAGTTTTGCTTCAACTGCTCTTGTTAAAGTTAGACAAACAGACCATCAAATGTATTCAACATCAAACAATGTAACTATCGCTGGTGTATCGAGTGGATTATCAACAACATTAAATGGTGCGATTAATGATAGTACCACAAGTCCTGTTATGGATGCTGTAACAAACTTTACAGATTCAAGTGGAGTTTATAATGCGATTTCATCAAATTATTATATTAAGATTGATGATGAAATTATTTTATATACAGGTGTTTCTACCAAGACACTTACTGGTGTAGTAAGGGGTTCAAGAAGTACAACTGCAGCTGCTCATGATGATGGCGCAACGGTTGAGTTCTATCAATTCAATGGATTAATATTAGATGAAATTAATAAAACACATACTGCAGTTGCGAATGTGGGGATTGATTCTTATACAGTTTCAACCACACTTTCAGCTGAAACTGCTGGAACATTTGGTGGTAGTTCTGTAACTACAACACAAAATGCATTGTTTGATACCTTTAAAGTATTAGTACCAACATTAGGATTTTCAGAAACAACATTAGCTTCAACTATTAAATCTACATCTGGAACAAGTCCAGATGGAAGTCAAAGTTCATTTACTAAAGCAAGTACAGGTGTATCGTTTGATTTAAATGAAAATTATGATTTTGATGTTCCAAAAATTATTGCATCTGGTATCAATGAAACAAATGAAATGTCTGCTGTTAAATCATTATCGTTAGATTTTGTATTAAATAGTACAAGTGAGTATGTTTCTCCATATGTTGATTTAGACCAAAAGACAATTGTTTGTGTTGCGAATAGAATGACAAATGTAGATAGTTCATCTGATGTTTATCCAACAGGCGATTATGTTGATGCAGTCGAAGCAGAAGGCGATAGTGGTGAAACAGTTTATATGACTAGAAAGGTTGGATTAGATACTCCTGCTACTGCGTTGAGAGTTATCCTTGATGCACATAAACCTTCTACTGCTGATATTAAAGTTATGTATAAAATTCTAAGGTCAGATGACGCATCTAACTTTGATGACTTGGGTTGGGTATATTTCAATAGTACAGGAACTACTGATAGCACTGTAACTGCAAATACTACGAAAGATAACTTTACTGAATATCAATATACTGCAGGTAAAAAAGATGATGGTACGGGAAGTGCGTTAGATGAATTTATTTCATTTGCGATTAAGATTAAAATGCAAGGAACAAATTGTGCTGAAATACCAAGAATAAAAGATTTAAGGGCGATGGCACTAGCAACATAAAATTATGAGTGGAAGAATACCAGTAAAAGATAAATCAGATTTAGCAAGAGATGTTCATTCTAGTGGAATCGTAAATACAAATAGAAGTGCATACGAAACTGCAATTAAACGAGCAAGAGATGCACAAAGACAAAGAGATGAAATCAGGGAAGCTACACGAGAAATAAACGAATTAAAGAATGAAATGGGTGAAATTAAATCTCTTTTGATGAAGTTAGCGAACACTTCTTAGTCGTTTACTAACCCATCTTCTTTATAAATATAAACAAAGGAAGAAGTAAATGGCAACACCAACAACAAAAGCAACATTCAAAAATTATTGTTTAAGGTCATTAGGTCAACCTGTTATCGAAATTAATGTTGATGATGACCAATTAGACGATAGAGTTGAAGAAGCGCTTCAATATTTTCAAGAAATGCACTATAATGGTGTAGAAAGAGTTTTTCTTAAACACGTAATAACAGCCGCAGATTTAACAAGGGGACAAGCAAACGATACTGCTGCAACTGCAACAGATGATAAAGATGGTTCAACAACTGCCGATTGGGTAGAACAAAAAGGTTGGATACCTGTTCCAGATACAGTTTTATCAGTCGTTAGAGTTTTTCCTTTTGATGACAGTTCAACAAATAATTTATTTGATGTGAGATATCAATTGAGATTAAATGATTTATATGATTTTTCTTCTACATCTGTTATGCATTATAAAATGACAATGCAACATTTATCTTTTTTAAATCAAATGTTAGTGGGAGAAATTCCCCTAAGACATAATCAACATCAAAACAGATTGTATATAGATATGGATTGGACAAATGATATTGCTGCTGGTGAATATTTAATTATAGAAGCATATAGACAACTTGACCCGACAACTTATACTTCAATATGGAATGATATGTATTTCAAAAGATATGCAATCGCCTTGGTAAAAAAACAATGGGGGAATAATCTACTTAAATTTCGAGGTATGCAAATGTTAGGTGGTGTTGAAATTAATGGTGAGACTATTCTTACCGAAGCGAAAGAAGAACTAGAAAAACTTCAAGAAGAAATAAAATTAGCATATGATGTACCACCAATGGTTCAAATAGGATAGATAAATGCCAACAAATGTATACTTTGATACTGGAACTCAATCAGAACAAGACCTTTATGAAGCAATCGCTATTGAACAAATAAAGATTCAAGGTCAAGAAGTATATTATTTACCAAGAACACTTGTAAAAGAAGATAGTCTTTTTTATGAAGATAGTCTTTCTAAATTTGATGATGCTTATTTAATTGAAATGACATTTAATGAAGTTGAAGGTTTTGGTGGCGAAAAAGAATTAATGGGCAAATTCGGTTTGGAAATGAGAGAAGAATGTTCCTTTACCGTTGCAAGAAGAAGATTTGAAGAATTAGTTGGGATTGATTCCAACCTTATAGTTTCGTCAAGACCAAACGAAGGCGATTTAATTTACTTCCCTAAAGTAAATAAAATGTTTGAAATAACATTTGTTGACCATGACGACCCATTCTATCAAGTACAAAATAGACCTACATACAGATTAAGTTGTAGAACATTTGAATATTCAAGTGAAATTATTGATACTGATATAGCAGAAATAGATGCAGTAGAAACAACATTTACAAGAGATTCAATGCAGTATCAAGTTTCAATGGAACAATCTGGTTCATATACAGAAAGTTTCCAACTGGAAAGTTCTGCTGGTGGAGAGAATTTAATATTAGACGGAACAGATGGTTCTAGTACAAATGCTGATAGTGATATCATTGGTGAAACTGAATACTTATCTGGTGCAATACTCGCAGAAGATACCGAACAATCAAGAATTGATTTCTATAATAATTTTGGTTTATCATTCACAGTTGGTGAAAGAATTGTCGGTGCAAGTTCTGGTGCTATCGCATATGTGTTGGATACATTAGACCCAATGGCATATACTTTAATTACTGCAACAGAATTTACAGATGGTGAAACTTTTACTGGGCAAACAAGTCAAACCACAGCGAAAATAAAAGATTTGCTAGGAACAAAACACTATATAGTTAAAGAGGATTATATAGTAGGAGACCAAAGTTCAGATTATAAAGCACAAAATGAATATCTTGATGTACTTGATGATACCATTTTTGATTTTTCTGAATCAAATCCATTCTCAGAAGGTGGATTATAGGAGTTATAAATCATGTTAGGACAATCACAATTCTATCACGAAACAATTAGAAAATTAGTAGTAGCTTTCGGAAGTATGTTTAATGACATTCACTTAGTTCGTAAGAACAATGCTGGTGTTATTACACAAACTATGAAAGTTCCACTCGCATATGGACCGAAACAAAAATTTCTTGCGAGACTTAGACAGGACTCAACTTTAGATAATAAAGTCGCAATAACTTTGCCTCGTATCGGTTTTGAAATAACTGGATTAACTTATGACCCTACACGAAAATTAAATCGTGTTCAAAAATTTAAAAAAGTTAAAAGTGGTAGTAATAAACAATTAGAAACTCAATATATGCCTGTTCCTTATAATTTGGAATTTGCATTATCTATCATGTCAAAAAATAGTGATGATGGGTTACAAATATTAGAACAAATACTTCCATATTTTCAACCAGATTATACTGTAACAATTAATGATAATGTTGCAATGGATTCTAAAAGAGATATTCCTATTATATTAAATAGTATTAGTTATGAAGATAGTTATGAAGGCGATTATGCTTCAAGACGTTCTATATTATATAATCTTGCTTTCACATTGAAATTTTATCTATACGGACCAGTTACTTCAACAAGTATTATCAAAACTGTGCAAGTCGACCAATACGCAGATATGCCTGATAAATCTCCTACAAGAGAACAGAGATATACAGTTACACCTGACCCAACATCTGCAGATGCAGATGATGATTTTGGATTTAATGAAACATCATCTTTCTATCAAGATGCGAAAGATTATAATCCAACTACAGGTTCAGACGAATAAATACTTCTGTAGGATAGTATTATGAGTATTGATGAAAAAATAAATGAAGCATTGGATATCGTTGAGGATATAAAAAACGAAGAAAAGAAAATTATTCCCCGACCATCTGGTGATGATGAAAAAGAAATTGACTACAAGTATAGTCGTGAAAATTTCTATAACCTAATTGAAAGAGGTCAAGATGCGATTGAAGGTATTCTTACTCTTGCAAAAGAATCAGAACATCCAAGAACATATGAAGTTGCTGGACAATTAATTAAAAATGTTGCTGAAGTAACAGAAAAATTAATGCAACTTCAAAATGATATGAAAAAATTAAAACAAGTTCCAAACAACGCACCAAAAAGTGTAACCAATGCATTGTTCGTTGGTTCAACTGCTGAATTACAAAAAGCGTTAACTGGAAAAGGGAGAATTGAAAAAGATGTTTCCACCGATGCCGACATTAGAAGCACAGACAGCGGAACTGACTAGGTTTTTATTGCCATGGGTTGGCATTTTACTTAGTGCTATCATTGCGATTATGTTTAAAGATTGGGCGACATCTTTAGCAAAAGGATTGCAATTTAAATGGAATCCTGCTTTTAATGAAGGCGATGAAATTATTCTTGATGGCACACAGGGAATGATTGTAAAGATTGGTGCAAGAGAAACAGTATTCAGTGTATATTCTGATAGTGGTTTAATATGGAGATATGTTCCAAACGAAAGAATTGCATATTTAAAATTAGAAAAAGTGATTAATCCCGATTTGCATTTAGATACCAAAGTAGAAAAAGCAAAAAAATTACAAGACATGATTGATATGTTGCAAAATGAAAAAATTACTGCGAATAAAAAAGATATAGAGCAACTGAAAAATGGCGACAAATAAAACTTATCTTGGCAATCCCAACTTAAAAGCTGCCAATACAAAAATAAACTGGACACCAGAAACGGTTAAAGAATACACTAAGTGTATGAAAGACCCACTTTATTTTATTGAACAATATATTAGAATCATATCTCTTGATGAAGGTTTAATACCTTTCAAGATGTATAAGTTTCAAAAGAAAATGATTAAAACTTTTCATAAGAATCGTTTTAGTATTTGTAAACTCCCAAGACAATCTGGAAAATCTACGACCATAATAGCTTATTTGTTATACTATGTTTTATTTAATTCAACTGTTAATGTTGCTATTCTCGCAAACAAAGCTGCAACTGCAAGAGATATCCTCGGGAGATTACAACTTGCATATGAAAATTTACCTAAGTGGTTACAACAAGGTGTGTTACAATGGAATAAAGGTTCTCTTGAATTAGAAAATGGTTCGAAAATACTTGCCGCTTCTACAAGTGCTAGTGCAGTAAGGGGTGGTAGTTATAATATTATCTTCTTAGATGAGTTTGCATATGTTCCAAGTAATATCGCAGAACAATTTTTTAGTTCTGTTTATCCTACAATATCTGCTGGTAAAGATACAAAAGTGATTATCGTTTCAACCCCACGGGGTATGAATATGTTTTATAAATTGTGGATTGATTCGGAAAATAAAAGGAATTCTTATATACCAATAGAAGTTCATTGGAAAGAAATTCCTGGTAGAAATTCATTTCC